TACGCTCCTATGAATGCAACGCTCCCTGACGGAAGCAGAGCATATAGCGCGCAACTCGACCCACAAGTCAATAAAGACTTGGCATCAAGCGGTATTATGAGTGCTTTTACAGGCGGAGCAGACCTTTCTGGCCTTGGTCAAACAATGAAGGATAAGTTTCTGCAAGCAGAAGATGTGATAAGAAGTGCTTTTAGCCGACCCGAAACAGCCGCTGCTCAAAGATTTGAGGGAGTTCCTCCTACGTTTGACCCTCGTGGTCCTGATGCCATGAGCCAGAACATGCTGCAACAAAAGGTTCCGACCGCAGCGGAAGAACTACAGACAATGAACCTAAGTCAAGCTGCGCCAGCAAGAGCAGACGTGGCTGCTATGCTTGCAGGTATGGACAGAGCCTCAAGGTCTACCGCCCCAACTTCTCAGACCGCTCAAGTTTATAATGTAGACTCAACAGTCTTAGAAGGTCTTAGAGAAGCAGGCGGCGGCTACAAGGTTGATGATATTCAAGACATGATTGACAGAGGGTATGAGGCTACCTTTGATTCAACAACAGGTAAGGCACAGCTTTCAAAGCCCGGTAGCAGCAGAGGCTTAAGCTATGATTTATCAAGAGAACTGGGAATAAAAACAGGCCCAGACCTTGAGAACTTTATTGAAGGTCTACGGGGTCAAGGGATGGATGTCATACAAGACAGGTCAGGGATGACTGGTTCCGGGGATGTACGCCAAGGCCCGGCTTTTATGAAAGTTTCTGACGCCAGTGATTTTGCTCCTGGTGTTCTGGACTACATGATGAACCCTGAGAATCCGTTTCAGACTGAAATTGGTGGCGGGACATTAGAGTTCAAGCCTCAAGGTAATTTGAAGCAGGGCTTAACAGGTGGTACACTTCAATACAACCGCCCCTTCCAAAGCAAGGACATGGGAATTGGTAATATATTTAGGATCTTTGGGTAATGAGAATAGAAATTAAATTAATACCAGACGGTATGGACTTAGCAAAAGAAATCAGCGACGGCATTCCTGTTGATGACATGCAGGATGCTTGTCCTATTGCTACGCAAGACCTTGAGACAAACGAGGAGAACCAAAGGCTGGCGATTAAAGAGCATCAGTATGGCCCAGCTATTAACCCGGAGGAAAGCTGCCGTGTATGTGCAGCATTTAATGTAAGTCCTGAAATGCAGCAGTGTATGAAGGACGAATCTGGTGAAGTGGGGTACTGCCAGATGCTGAAATTTATGTGTTCTGCATCAAATTCCTGTGCCGACTTCGCCCCAGGCGGACCGATTGACGGCATGGAAGAGTAATGGACGTATATAATTTCTTAACAAAATATCAAAAAAGCTTGAATAATCGTATAGAAGACATTAGTGTTTCTATAACCAGTGGTAGTATTTCTAATATGGAAGACTACCGCGCAAGGGTCGGTGAAGTACAGGGTGTCACCTTTGCTCTTGATGAATTAAAGGCCCTGCTAAAGAAGGTAAACTACGTCGATGACACTGATAGTACCTGACTATGTACTCGCCCAGCGGCAGGCGAAAGAAAAAGCCGAAAAAGAAGCCAAGAAAAAATCCCTTACAGAACGAATTCCACAACCCACAGGCTGGCGACTTCTTGTCATGCCGTATATGGGGCGTGAGAAAACTGATTCTGGGATTTACGTACCCGACCAAGCTAGAGAACGTGAATCACGTGCTACCGTTGTAGCTTATGTGGTTAAGGTAGGCCCACTTGCCTACAGTGACCATGATAAGTTTGGCGACCAGCCGTGGTGCAAGGAAGGCGATTGGGTATGTATCGGACGCTACGCTGGTTCTCGATTCCAGATTGAGGGTGGCGAAGTGAGAATAATCAATGATGATGAAGTCATTGCAACCATCGTCGACCCTGACGATATCAAAACGTATGGAGCGGCATAATGTCCACCGACGCATTACAGCAAGAGGCTGAAGAAAAAGAAATTGAAATCGTTGACCCGAACGCTGAAGAAGAAGCTGAAGAGGTTCAGGCTGAAGCACAGGCAGAAGAGCCAGCGCAAGAGGCTAATGAGAACGAACTTGAGCAATATTCTAAGAGTGTTCAACAACGTATTAGCAAATTAACGAAGAAGTATCGGGACGAAGAAGCCCAGCGTCAAGCTGCGGTAGAGTACGCAGAGGCTGTTAAGAAGCAGAACGAAGAACTCAAACAACGTCTTGATGCTTTAGACCAATCATATGTGGGTGAGTTTGGTACACGTATTGACTCACAAATCGAAGCAGCAAAGCAAGCCTATCAAAAAGCTTATGATGATGGCGATGCTGAAGCTATGTTTGAGGCCCAGAAGAACTTAAGTAAACTGGCACTAGACCAAGCACAGCTTGAGCAGGCACGGCGCAGGCAGGAACAACGTGCGGCACAGCCCGTAGAAGAAACTGCACAACAGCCGCAGCAGGCTCAAAGGCCAGCACAACCTGACCCTAAAGCGGAAGCATGGGCAGAAAAGAACGAGTGGTTTGGCACGGATCAAACCATGACTTATGCTGCTTTTGGTGTACACAGGCAATTAATTGAGGATGAAGGGTTTGACCCAGCGTCCGATGAGTACTATAATGAACTTGACAATCGTATGCGTAGCGAGTTTCCTCACAAGTTTAAGGAACAAGTTCGCAGCGATGCTGGACCCAGAGTCGCTTCTGCTGAGTCCACGGCCTCACGGTCGAAGTCAACTAAGGGGCGCAGAACAGTCAAGCTGTCACCTTCGCAGATTGCGATTGCAAAGCGGTTGAATGTTCCGCTCGAAGAATACGCAAAGTACGTTAAGGAGAGCTAAGATGGCTGATTCTACTAAAAGAGCTTCACGGGACTCAGAAACTCGTGCAAAGTCCACACGGCGCAAGCCGTGGGCACCGCCTTCAAAGTTGGAGGCACCAGAAGCCCCCGCAGGCTACACTCACCGCTGGATTAGAACTTCTATCCGTGGCGAGGATGATACAATGAATGTGTCGTCAAAAATGCGGGAAGGTTGGGAACCTGTTCGTGCTGACGAATATCCTGAACTGAAGGGTCGTTACCCTACTATTGAGGACGGTGAGCATGCAGGTACAATCGGTGTAGGCGGATTAATGCTTGCCCGTATCCCAGAGGAAACGGTTGAAGAAAGAACTGAATATTTCCGGGAGCAGACCCGCACACAAATGGATGCCGTTGACCAGAGCCTGATGAGGGAACAACACCCCTCAATGCCGATCCATAATGATCGGAAAAGTCGTGTATCGTTTGGGGGTAAGGATTAACCCCCGTTAACTATAAGGAGTAAGTAGATGGCGAATACTAATGTCGCTTTTGGCTTGAAGCCAATCGGTCTCCACGGTGGCGCACCTGCCACTCAGGGCCAAACTGCATACTACATCTCCGGCACAGCTTCAGCAATCTATCAGGGTTCTCCAGTCAAAGTAGAGACTACTGGCGGGACAATCCAGGTTGCTAGCACTGCTGCCGACGGTGAACAGCTTTTAGGAGCTTTCGCAGGATGTGAGTATGTTGACGCAACCACAGGTGAGAAGAAGTTCTCAAATTACTGGCCTGGTTCAGGTTCAGCTAATACGAGCTACGACATCATCGGTTACGTTTACGATAACCCAGCGCAGAAGTTCTTGTGTGTTGCTGATGGCAGCATGACAAACAAGGCAACTGCTCGTGCAAACATTTTCAAGACCGTAGATTTCGACAACGGCGACGCAGGTAGCACAACTACCGGGCTGTCAACAGGCGTTGTAGACATCTCAACAGCAAACGCGACAGACCCCTCTCTGCCGCTGATGATTGTTGGCATTCAGGAAGACGTAGATAACCAAGACTACGCTGCCGCCGGGATTGCAATGATTGTTAAGATCAACAACCACGTGCTGCTCGGCAATGACGCCGACGCCACAATTGCATAAGGGAGTGTAGATAATGGCTATTTCTCGCGCACAACTCGCCAAAGAACTAGAGCCTGGCCTCAACGCCCTCTTTGGCATGGAATACAACCGCTATGAAGGTCAGCATGCTGAAATCTTCGATACCGAGTCATCAGACCGGGCATTCGAGGAAGAAGTGATGTTATCAGGTTTCGGTGCGGCTCCAGTGAAAAATGAAGGTGCTGGTATCTCATACGACGATGCCAACGAAGCATACACTGCTCGTTACAACCACGAGACAGTGGCAATGGCTTTCTCAATCACTGAAGAAGCAATCGAAGACAACCTGTACGACCGTCTGGCATCACGCTATACACGTGCTCTTGCACGTTCAATGGCACACACCAAGCAGGTTAAAGCTGCCTCAGTTCTTAACAACGCCTTCAATTCATCCTTCTCTGGTGGTGACGGTGTAGAACTTTGTGCAACTAACCACCCGCTGACAAACGGTGGCACATTCGCCAACGAACCATCAACAGCCGCTGACCTGAACGAAACTTCTTTGGAAGACGCTCTGATCAACATCGCTGGGTTCACTGACGAGCGTGGCTTAGTTATTGCCCTACGCGGCATGAAGCTAATCATTCCACGTCAACTGCAATTCGTTGCAGAGCGTTTGTTGGTGTCAAACCTGCGTGTTGGTACTGCTGACAACGACATCAACGCAATCAAGTCTTCAGGCTTGTTGCCTGAAGGTTACGTAGTCAACGACTACCTGACCGACACTGATGCGTTCTTCATCAAGACAGACGCGCCAAACGGCTTCAAGCACTTTGAGCGTATGGCTCTGTCAACAGCTATGGACCCAGATTTCGACACTGGCAACATGCGGTTCAAGGCTCGTGAGCGTTACAGCTTCGGGTTCTCTGACCCACGTGCAGTGTTCGGTTCACCGGGCGCATAAATAACCCCTCCCTTGTTATCGTACTTGGGAATAGTAAGGGCGGCTCTTGTAGCCGCCCTTCGTTTATCGTATAATAGTTTCATCCCTGACAGCCGCATGGGGCGGCTGACACTAGCCACGACAGGAGTATAAAATGGCTCGTACTACTTTTTCAGGTCCAGTAAAGACAAACACTGCTTTCTGGTTGAACCCAATCACATTCGCAAACCTTCCAACAGCCGCTGCTGCTAACGAAGGCTATATGTACTATGTATCAGATGCATTGAAAGCTTCTGAAACCACAGGTAATGGTACTGGCAACGTGGTGTTTTCAGACGGCTCTAACTGGATTCGTGTAGACAACGGCGCAACAGCCGCTGCTTAATAGGAGGCTGACATGGCAAGTCCAGTAAAAGCCTATAATGTCACGGGAACAGGGGCCGTAGGCCCCGGACGTTCTCGTATTAAGCAGGTTGTTATGTATGCAACAGGTGCTGGCGCGTTCACCATTACTAACGGTAATGGTGGTGCAACTCTTTTGACGCAAAAATTTCCAACAGGACAGAATGTTCTAAACATTCCTGACCACGGCATTATTGCAGAAGATGGGGTGTATGTAAGCGCAATATCCGGCACAGGTGCAGAACTGACAATCTTCCTCGCTTAGAGGCGCATATGGTCTACGACTTACGTTCTATTAGCCAACAGGGCACATCAGAGCCTTTTGAGCTACAGGTTAGTCGTGGCCAAATTCCGGGTCATACGGCTCGTAATATCTTTGGCACTGCCACGGCGATTGGGACAACTTTCCGAACGCCGTGGGAGCTTGCCAATACTGCGGCACTTTCTTTTCTATCCTCACAATCACAATTGACGTTGTCTAGCAGCAGCGCAAGCGATACGGCTGTGTCCATTCTAATTGTGGGGCTTGACGATAATTATGTAGAGATAAGAGAAGTTGTTGCCTTGAACGGCACGACAGGTGTTCTTACGACTAATGAATTTAAGTACATAAACGACCTTATTACTGTTTCTGGAAATGCAGTGGGTTTAGTTTCTGCCAAAGTTGGGGCGACAACTTATGCCGCAATTAATGCAGGATATGGTAGGAACCAAGCTGCTGTATATACGGTGCCTGCTGGGCATTCGTTTTATCTTGGTCGTATTGATGCCTTTACGGCTAGTGCGAACAATGACACTAAAATTATGACTTTTAGAAATCGCAACACATTTTCAGATGGCCGTGTTTTTAATGTGGCGCAGACACAGTTTTTGCAGCGCATGGATATTCAAAGGGTTATACCGTTTAAGGTTCCAGAAAAGACAACAATCGAATTTCAGGTAAGAATGAACAGTCAGACCGCTGACATAGGTATTTTTGGCGAAGGCGTTCTTGTTAAAGAACAAGGAAGTTTATAATGGCAAAGAAGACGACAAAAAAGAAAAAATCTGTTAGTCTGTCAGTGAAGCGCGGTGAGAAGCTTCCCGCCTCCAAAGGCGCAGGACTCACGGCCAAGGGCCGTGCTAAATACAACAGGGCTACAGGCTCTAAGTTGAAGGCACCACAGCCTGGTGGTGGAAAGAGACGCACGTCTTACTGTGCGCGGTCCAAGGGCCAAATGAAGATGCACGGCATCAATTGTAGTAAAACCCCCAAGAAACGTATTTGCGCTGCCCGGCGGAGATGGAAATGCTAAACATGAACAGTCTTATTGGTGCTGCAACATTAGCCTTTTTAGGATGGATTGCAATGTCTGTCGTAGAACTCAAGACAGACACGGCTGTCATTGCGGTAAAGGTTGACCAGAATCACATCATGTTGGCAGAGCTTTGGGATTATTATTTAAAGGAGCGGTCAAGTGATATCGCGCAAGTCAATGTCGAAACAAACTAGCAAAGGCGGTAGCAAAGATGCTTGCTATCACAAGGTTAAAGGCCGTTACAAGGTATGGCCGTCAGCCTACGCAAGCGGCGCACTCGCTAAATGCCGTAAGGTCGGTGCTTCCAATTGGGGCAACTCAGCAAAGAAAGCCTGTGGTGGCATACACGAGCAAAAGCCGAAACGTGCATTCCGAGGGGCAGCCATTGACGGGACAGCGGTGGCGCGTGGATGTGGTGCTGTAATGAATGGTAGACGTAAGAGAACGAAAGGGCGTGTAACGCAGTCATAGTATGGATCCAGTTAGTGCGTTCGCTATTGCTACAAGTGCTTATCAGGCGATTCGCAAAGGGTTCCAGATAGGCAAAGAAGTTGAGTCCATGGCCGGGGACATCGGCAAATGGATGAACGCCATTAACAATATTAAACAAGGCCACGATAAGGCAAAGGGTCGGCGGTTCGGCAGCGTAGAAGAAGAGGCACTAGAAACATTTGCCATAAAGAAAAAAGCGGAGAAGATGGAAGAGGAGCTTCGCAACTTTATCATAGGCAACTATGGTCTTAATGGCTGGAATGAAATTATTAGGATACAGGCTCATATAAGAAAAGAAAGGCTGGCTGAAAAGAAGCGAAGAGAAGAACAGATATCACAACTGATAGAATGGGGAACGATAGGTAGTTTAGTTTTTCTTAGCGCGTTGTTAGTTCTTTGGGTGATTTGGATAGCATATGGCAGTTCGTAAGACAAAAAAAGGTGCTGCGCTGAAGCGGTGGTTTAAGGAAGAGTGGAAGGATGTTCGCACTGGTAAGGCGTGTGGGCGAAAAAAGGGTGAGAAGAGAGGCACCCCTTATTGCAGACCGTCCAAGCGCGTATCGAGCAAAACTCCCAAAACGTCCAAAGAGATGACGGCTGCGGAAAAACGTAGTAGAATATCACAGAAGAAACGTCTTGGCCAACCTGCTGGTAAGCCTCGCC